TCGGCCTGATCGGCGCCATCCTGCTGGTGGTCGAGGACCTGAAGACGTTCTATGAGGGCGGGCGGTCCATCACGGGACTGCTGATGGAGCAGTGGCCAACGGCGATCTACTTCGTCCAGGGGCTGCTCGCCGCGCTCGGCGGCGCCTTCATCGTGTTGCAGGGGAAGGCGGTAGGAGCGGCGCTCAAGGCTGGGTACGCGTGGGCGGCAGCGAACGCGCCGCTGATCCTGATGCTGGCCGGCATCGGTGCGCTGATCATCAGCATCACGACGCTGATCTCGAAGTGGGAGGAGTTCAAGGCCACGGCGAAGTTCTGGAAGAACATGGGCACCGCCAGGTTCAAGGACGCGATGGAGGGCATCTTCGGCGGTGATCAGCTCAACGTGATGCACGCCAAGAACCAGTACGGGAAGGAACTGGAGGACATCGCGTTCAGGAAGAGCGGCCGGCTTACCCCGGGGGCCGAGGGGCCGGCGTTCAAGGCAGGCTCCGGCATGTCGACCGATCCGACCTACTACGGCCCCGGCGGAGCCGAGGTCAAACCAGGAGCCACCGCCGAGGAAATCTTCAATGCGAAGTGGGCGAACGCGTACGCGGCAGGGAACATCCAGAAGGTGGGCTCAGCCGCAGGCCCGGTGACGAACAACACCACGATCAACGTCAACGGCGCGCGCGATCCCAGGGCCGTCGCCGACGAGGTCAACAAGATACAGCAGCGTCAGAGCCGAAACACGGTCCGCGCCAACCAGAAAGCGCACGCGTACTGATGCCCGACACGCAGCGCATCTGGATCTTTGGCGAAGGCAAGGCGCCGTTCATGTTCGATGCCGTGCTGAGCGAGGACCACAGCTCGGAGACCGTCATCACCCGGAGCCCGGTCGAGACCGGCGTGCCGATGTCGGACCACGCCTACCAGGAGGGCGACCGACTGGAGATCGAGGCTGGCATCGGCGACATCTGGCTGGGTATGCGCACGGACGTCGAGGTCGAGGTCGGCGAGGAGGGCGCGATCCTGGCGACGTCCAAGGATGCGGCTGACATGGCCTGGCTGCAGGGCGAGGGCGGCGGCGATGCTTCGACGCGCAGTCAACGCGCCTTCCAGATGCTGCGCGGCCTGAAGCGCTCCCTGGAACCGTTCGGCGTTCAGACCGGGCTGTTGTTCTACCCGGAGATGATGATCGAGCGCCTGACCTGTCGTCAGGACAAGGACACGTCGGCGGTTCTCTACTTCCGGGTGTCGCTGGTCGAGGTGCTCAGGTTCGGGACCGAGACCGTCACCTTCCCGCCGCGCAAGGCCGGCAAGACGAAGCGCCAGGCGTCAAAGAAGGCCGACGGTGGCGAGAAGAAGTCTGCCGCCGTGACCGAGAGCGAAAAGGCGATGTCGGCGGCGTTCTCGGCGTTCGGCGACAAGGTGAAGAGCCTGCGCGACGACATCCTCGGCGCCGTCGGGATCGGTGGTGGCTGATGGCGCTGCAGTGGCGCCGCGTCGTTGACGTCGCGGTGGGCGCGCTCGAGCCGGGCGACACGCTGGTGCGCGGGTTCAAGGTCACGGACTCGGCCAGCAAGCCGGGCCCGCGCATCCAGTTCGAGATCACCAAGACGCTGCGCAGCTCGCTCAACACGGCGAAGGTCCGCATCTTCAACCTGAGCGCCGACAACCGCGGCCGCATCAAGGGGGAGTATCAGGACATCGTCGTCAACGCCGGCTACGAGGGCAGCGCGCTGTTGCTGTTCAGGGGGCAGATCCGAACGGTCGGCACGCCCAGCGACGGCACCGACGACATCACTGAGATCGACGCCGCCGACGGCGATCGCGACGCCCGCAAGTCGATCGTGAACTTCACGCTGTCGGCCGGCACGACCACCGCTCAGGAGCTCGACAAGATCGTGGGGTCGTTCGAGCGAACCACGAAGGGCCACGTCGTCATCAAGAACAAGAAGCGGCTCCGCGGCAAGGTGGTCTGCGGCCGCGCCACCGACGCGCTCGACAAGATGGCGGCCGACGGCGACGCGCACTGGTCGTTCCAGGACGGGCGCCTCGACATCGTCCGTGCCGACTCGACCCTGCCGACCGAGGCGATCGTCATCCGCGCCGACACCGGCATGCAGGAGGCACCCGAGGTCGACGACAAGGGCATCAAGGTGAAGTGCTTCCTGAACCCGCGCATCCGCTGCAACGGAAAGATCCAGCTCGACAACCGCGACATCAAGCTGAAGGTGGCCAGGGAGCGGGAACGCGCGCCCGGCGCGAAGAAACCAACGAAGGCGCCGAAGGCCAAGAACCTGGCGCGGCTTGACCCTCTAGGCGTGTACAAGGTTTACAAGGTCATTCACAAGGGCGACACCCGCAGCAATGAGTGGGTGTCCGAGGTCTTCGCCGAGGCGCTCGACAAGACGATCCCGGCCGGAAGGGTGGCCGCCTGATGGACGCCGAAGGCGCTCAGGACTTGCAGCGCGAGGAAGAACTGGCAGCGACGCCCGAGGACGCCGCCGCGGCCGCGGTGCGCGCGCACGTCAGCGATCTCCACACGGCGCTACCCGGAATCATCAAGGCGTTCGATCCGGTGACGCAGACGGCGAAGGTGCAGCCGGCGATCAAACGCCTGTGGATCGAGGCCGGATTCTTGCCGCTGCCCGAGCTCGTCGACGTTCCAGTGCAGTTCCCGAGGGGCGGCGGCTTCGCGCTGACCTTCCCGGTCGCTGCCGGCGACGAGTGCCTTGTCGTGTTCTCGGAGCGGGCGATCGACAACTGGCACCACGCTGGCGGCGTTCAGGAGCCGAGCGAATACAGGCTGCACGACCTCAGCGACGGCTTCGCTTTCCTCGGCTTCACGTCCAGGCCGCGCGCGCTGACGCCTCCGCCGTCGGGTGACGCCGCCGAACTCCGCACACTGGACGGAGCGACGGTCGTGCGTGTCGAGGCCGGGGTGGTGGTGCTCGGCCAGGCTGCCGGCGCCGAGCCCGCCGTGAAGGGCGACGTGCTGACGGCGATCCTCGAGTTGCTCAAGACCCACGTGCACAGCGGTGTCACGACCGGCGGCGGCGTCAGCGGCACCGCGCCAGCACTGGCCGCGCTCCCCGACCCGCGCGCAACGAAGGTCAGGGTGTTCTGATGCTCGAGGTCCCGTTCACCAGCGACTACGACCAGCGCTTCGTCACGCAGCTCGGTGACGAGAAGTACGTCATCGACTCGCGGTGGAACGAGCGCGGCAAGACGCGGAGCTTCGACCTGACGCGCGACTCCGACCAGGTCAAGCTGCTGGCCGGCGCGCCGATGCAGATCGGGCAGGACATCCTGGCGCCGTATGCGTTGGGCATTGGCGCGCTGCTCGTCACCGACCTGACCAGGAAGAACACCGACGCCGGCCCCGAGGACCTCGGCACGCGCGTCATCGTCACCTGGCTGAGCCCGGACGAGATGGCCGCGATCAAGGCCGCGCTGGGACCGGCCGGCGCCAGCATCGTGGCCAGCGGCGCGGTGCCGCCGATCGTGAGCGGCGGTGGTTCAAGCGGATCTGGCGGCGGGAGCAGCGGCGGTGGCTCCGGCAGCGGTGGCACGACCGTCAACACCACTGTGAACACCTTCAACATGACCGGCGGCGCCGGCTTCGGCACCGGCACCGAGATCCTGGGCGACAGCTCGGGCGACCAGATTCTCGTCGCGCGCTTCCCGCAGAACCCCGGTCTCAACCCGAACCCGACCATCAGCCTGACGGGCGGGTTCTTCGGCACCGGAAGCGGCACGGTGCGCATCTACGTCGGCGGCATCCTGGAGGCCCGTAACTCTGTCGGCACGCCGAGCGGCACGCTGGTCGCCACCATCGCGGTGTCAGGCGCCGAGGCCGCCTATTGGTTCGACCAGGCGCTGGCCAACCCCGGCGGCATCGTGCCGGTCAAGATCACGATCCAGTCCGCGGCGCCGGCCACCGACCTCGAGATCAACACCCTACAGGGGGCGCTGGGCTGATGGCGACGGCGAGGGTCAGGCGGCTGGATCGGGACAACGACGCCACGTTCGGCAAGGGCGCGCGGAACTACGCCAGCGACAGCGAGTCAACCGAGCAGCGGCTGCTGTGCTACCTGCGTGGCATCGGCGGCGAATACTTCCTCGACACGACGCGGTTCATCCCCTGGTTCCAGGCCGAGGACAGCGACGTCAAGCCGATCATGGGAGCCAACGGGCCGCGCGATCTCGCGTACGCCGAGGCGCTCATTAAGGCTGGCATTCTTGGGGTCGACGGAATCGCATCTCTAGACTCGTTCTCTGTGAGCTTTGACGCCAACACGCGCCACATGTCCATCTCGGCCGAGGTGACGGACGACGACGGCAATCCGATCGTGTTGCAGCAGTTCGATCCGCTCGGGGGTGGCTGATGGCGGGCCCCACCATCGACGGGACCGGCTTCAACCTCCACGAGTACGGCGGCGAGACCGGGCTGCAGGGCTGGCTCGACGAGCTCATCGACGAGCACAAGGCCACCTACGGCGACGACATCGACGTCAGCCCGGAGTCTCCCGACGGCGAGTGGCTGTCGAAGGAGGCGCAGGCGCGCAACGACATCGAGCAGATCGCGCTGACGCTCTACAACATGAACGCGCCGGCGGGTGCGGTGGGCGCGGCGCTGTCGCGGCTGGTGCAGCTCAACGGAATCACGCGCAAGGCGGCGCAGTTCTCGACGGTGGCGATCACGCTGGGCGGCACGCCGACAACCGTCATCCCGGCCGGGTCGCTGTTCGACGATCCCGACGATCCCGACCTGCCGCCGTTCGAGACCGCGGCCGAGTACATCATCGGTGGCGGCGGTACGGTGACCGGTCAGGGCATCTGCACCGAGGCGGGCCCGTTCAACGTCAGCTCGGGGAGGCTGGACCGCATCCTCGACGTGATCTCGGGCTGGGACACCGTCACCAACACCGCGGCGGCCACGCCGGGGCGACTGGTCGAGGAGGATCCGATCCTGCGCGTGCGGCGCGCGGAGTCGGTGGCGATGCCGTCGCAGAGCATGCTCGACGGGCTCTACGCCGCGCTGGCGAACCTCGATGGCGTCGATGACGTCGTCGTGTACGAGAACCCGACCGGCTCTTACAACGCCAAGGGCGACCCGCCGCACAGCATCCACGTCATCATCGACGGCGGTCTCGCGGCCGACATCGCCAACGCCATCTGGGTCAAGGCGTCGATGGGATGCACAAAGGTCGGCAATGTCAGCGATACGGTGACGGATTCGCAGGGTAACCCGCAGGAGATGCGGTGGGACGTGCCGGTTGACCTGGACGTCTACATCACGGTCGCGCTGAGCCGAACGCCGAACCCATTCGAGGAGGCGTCGATCAAGGCTGCCCTGCTCGCCTTCGGGAACGAGACGTCGCGCATCGGCAAGGACGTGCCGTGGGGTGATCTGTTCTCTCCGGTCAACGACCTGGAGATCACGGGAGGGCCTGGTCAGCCGAGCATTCTGTCGATCAAAGTCGGGGACGCGCCGGGGCCGACGCTGCAGCAGGATCTAAGCGTCGAATTCAACGAGCGCCCGCGCTACGACGATGCCAACATCGATGTCGTGGTCGGACCATGAGCGTCGATCCGGAATCCGGCGAGACGATCCCGGAAGGCGCGAGCGTGCCGTTCCCCGATCCCGGCGAGACCGCGCAGGACTACGACGCGCAGGCGCAAGCCGAGGTGCTGACGCAGTACCAGGAATCGCCGAAGCTCAAAGCGACGATCACGGCGCTGATGGCGGGCTGGCAGGCGATCGAGGACTGCCTGGTGCAGATTCCCGGCCTGCGCGATCCGGCGACGGCGACTGACGTCAACCTGGATCGCGTCGGCGAGCTCGTCGGCCAGTCGCGCGTGCTGACGACCGGGACCGAGCTGTCCGACGCCGAGTACCGCACGTTCATCGCGCTGCGCATCCTGCGCAACAAGGCGATTGGGTCGGGGCCGGAGTTCGTTGCCGCGCTGGAAGCCATCCTCGACCCGATTGCGTTCCGGTTCGTCGACCTCGGCGGCATGGCGGTGCTCATCGAGATCGCGACCGGCGCGCCGCCGTCCGATGACCAGATTGCGGCGCTCGATCACGGTCCGATCCCGCGCGCGATGGCCGTGGGCGTTGGACGGACTTGGTACGACCCCGAGGACGTGTTCGGGTTCGAAGAGGACGACGACGCGATCGGGTTCGGCGAGGTTGGAGACCCGGGCTTCGGAGGGGGCCTTGCCGAAATCTTCTAGGCAGGTGCAGCGGGGGCCGTGTGCGGTACGCGGCTGTCAGTTGCCGATCAGGGCGCGCGGTCTGTGCTGGCCGTGCTACCAGCGCCTTCGCTATCACGGTCGGTTGGACACGAAGTGGCGACCGGCCGTTGAGAATCCGGCCATTCCGGGAACGATGCTGATCCCGATCTCCAAGGGGATGAGCGCGATCGTGGACGCGGCGGATGCCGAGATCGTCAGCAAATGGAGGTGGTCGGCTCGCCCGGCAGGGCGGACTGTGTATGCGCAGCGTATCGATCACGGGAGAAAAATCGACCTGCACCGATTCCTCTGGCGTCACTGGGGCATGCCGGAAACGCCCGAGATCGACCATGAGAACAACGACGGGCTCGACTGCCGGCGCGAGAATCTGCGACCCGCTACCCACATGCAGAACATGTGGAACCAACGCATATCGATTGACAACACGAGTGGCGTCAAGGGCGTCTGCTTCGACAAGGCGCGAGGGAAGTGGTCTGCCGACATTCGAGCCGGGGAGACGCGCCTACGCCTGGGTCGATTCGATTCTATCGAAGACGCTGCCGCAGCGTATCGCGCGGCCGCTGAACGACTGCATGGCGAGTTCGCCAGGGCTGCATAGGAGGCACGACGAATGGCACGCGCAACGAAACCGCCAGTACGAGACGCATGGGGCAGCTCGGCATCCGGCAGCCCAGACATCGTCGAGGCGCCTTACGTCGGCACC